TTTTAATGTTGTTAAATCTATATTACTATTTGGAATAACAAATACTGCACCCTGAGAAACTTCCCAGTTAAATGTTAATGGAGTTCCTTCAATAATTTCGATATTAGGGAATGTGTATGATGTTCCTGAACCTGTAATAGTATATGAGGATGGGTTATAGAATGTATAACTCACGCCATTAACTGTCGTTGAGAATGTGCTATATGCAGGTAATGTTAAAGAACTTGGTCCAACTTGACCATTATTAACTGTCAGTGATACTTTGGCTTTTGCGCAAATACAAGATCTTGGAACATATCCAAGCATTTTTGCCAATGATACTACACTGTTTCTTTTGCTGGCTGAATCCAAAAACATTTCATTGATAGTCATGTTATTGTATAAAGCATTATAATGTGTATTGTAGGCAAGTACGTCCATAAGGATACTCATACCAGAACCTTCAAAATCATAATCTTGGAACTGAGTTTGTCCCTTTAAGAATGTTTTTAAATTAGACTTGATTGCATCAAAATCTAATTCTGCTACGTTAATCTTTTTATTTGCCATTATCGGGTTCTCTCTAGTACTATATTGAGATTAAGAGGTCTCTGAGTATTTACTATTCTAAATGTTATCGATACATAAACTGAGTTTGTATCTTGAGGTGATCTACAAGTAACGTCCATTAAAACTACTCGTGGCTCAAAGTTATTTACAGTATCAATAATTGCTTGTTTAATCAAAGAATCTGTTAATGGACCAGATTGTTCAAACAATAGTCGTTTGATTGGAGTACCAATTTCGCTATGGAATGGTCGCTCGTAGTTAGAGGTTAAAATTAGGTTTTTTAAGCTGGTTTTAACCGCATTATCATCATAACGCATTGTGATATCTTTAGTCACTGGGTGAGCAGTGAAATTTAGATCTAAATCAGCGAATGTTCTAGTTATTGTTGCCATCTATTATTTAGTCTTATTCTATGAACGAATTTGAAGAACCTTCAGCAATTGCGTCGCCATCATTGAGGCTATCGCCAATTTTAGCAATAGGAAACCCTTCAATAAAGGTTTTATTGCCATCTGCAGGTATGGGATAACGAATATCTTGTGGGTGAACAGTATTACCACGAGAATGGGTTGCGAACTGACATTGAGGATCAGCTACACCAGCCAATATACCATTAACAAAGGTCTTTGTAACAGGTGTTGTTATCATTGGAGTTGGAGGGAATCCCTCATGCCCAGTGGACATATCTCCTAGTTTACTTAGACCTGGCATAAGAAACCAATTCTTTTAAATTTAATAATCCTGGCGTCCAATTTTTATCTTGAGCCAGTACGGTATAATTCTGAGTTGCCACGATAACATTTGGTGTTAGTGGGTTATACGCTTGAGCCACATAATTAAATGTTCTACTTCTAGAGGTATCTGCTTTAAATGAGATTACCTCGTGTAGAGTTTCTCTATTAACTTTATCAAACACGCCACCATCACCGCCAGTTAAGGTTGTAAGAGTTGTAAAATTGCCAACTTTATCTCTAGTAACCAGAGTATCATTAAATATACCCTTGTAATATCCAGAGATAGACGCTGGGTTACCAGCTGAGAAAGTGATGGTATTTGGATTACTTTCCTGTGGTATCAATCTAACATTATAATAAACAGGTTCACCAGCTTCCACTGGTGGTACAGCCAACGGATCCGCTGCAGTACCTTCATCATAATATTGAACAGTATGACTAAATGACGCTAACTCGCCATGTGTTCCCAATAAAGTATTAGTGGGAGACCAAGGCATTATGCAGTTCCAAACAAGAACATACCTTTAGCGCCAGCTTGTTGAACACCAGAACTATTGACGGAATAATCATCAATCATAGTGAACGCCATCTTAGCATTACCGTCAGTTGAGTATGAAATGTGAATCCAGTTTTGCCATCCAGGTCCAGGGTTACTCTTAGCACCTGGACGACGATACTCAAGAATAATTTGATTGTATGGTAAAATCTTTTCTAGTTGAGTAGCAAGTTTCCAAGTTTCTTCGAAAGAACGCTTCGGGTTGTATCGAATGTCAATCGCTCTACCTTTATTGTGGTCAGATCCATTGGTACCATTTCTTAGACCTGAGTTAATAGACCAAAGTCCCTTAGCTGATTGTGGTGCGTATTTACCACTAGTTGGTCCAAGAAGTTCGTAGATTGGTTCGCAGATATTTTCAGCAAGCGCTGCCAAGTTGGCGATAATATCTTGCTTGGTATAAACTCTTGGTGCGCCACGTTGACCAACTGATGGAGGTAAAGTGACATCTTGCAAGATTACTGAAGGTTCGATCAGTTGCCCGATAGTGAAATTCTTTGATAACTTATATGAAGATGGGAAATCTGTTCTATTGTAAATTGCTGTTGTGTCAACCTTCTTGCCTGGAACATTGTTCACAGAAGGTATTAAAATTTCTTGAGCAGTTTCAGCTTTGTTCTCGGGAGACTTATACGTCGGGTTATCGAACTGTTTCTCTTTCTCAGATTGACCCTGTGGTGTAGCCCACTCATCAGGAGTTTCAAACTTAGCAATATCGTCAAACGATCTCTCTGGTGGTGTTAAGTTATCAAATGAAGACACAACAGAATTTATCAATTCAGGTGCTGTTAATTCAACAACTTCAACTGGAGCAGGTTCAGCACCATCAGCACCATTACCAAATTGTCCTTCGGCATAATCAGCACGGAAAGTGCCACCTGATAAAATATTCATATCGCTATCTGAGTTAATATTGATAGCGTCGCCTTTAGCAAGAATAGACGCATCGGCTTTCATCTCAATATTACTTGCAGCGTAAGTCTGATTACTTTCAGTAGAATGGTTTCTAGTATTGGTTGCCATGACGTTATAATCGCCACCGACTTTAAGATTAAAATCTTGACCAACTGTCATATCTAAATCGCCAGCTACGCCAAGTTCAGCATCACCTTTTAGCAGAATGGTACTTCTACCCTCAACTTCGATATTGGCATCACCTTGAACCAATACACGCATATTACCACCAACAGTGATGTTGCCAGTTCCAACTACGTAAAGGTTGTTGTTGCGTAAAACGATTTGATAGTTGTCACCGACAACGAAGTTTACTTGAGAACCATTCGGATCAATCTCATTGAATGTTCCCTTGCGATGATATGTATGAATACGTTCGCCATCTGGAGAATCGTCAAATTCCATGACGTGACCAGATTCAGTTTCCATAACTTTATTGTATGGATAAATTGTATTATATGAAGACAGGGGTTGTGACCACTTACCGTTATTGGCAGTGGGAATATCCATTTTTCTTGTAGCGTCTTTAAACCCAAAACATGTACCTGAAATAATACCACGTGCAAGTCTATTGGTGTCGGCTTCATTCATATGACCACGAAGAGGATATTTACCCGACGGGTCCGTGAAACCAAGTTTATCTGAGTTTGCAGATCGGTCTTCTTTATATGCTTCACGTTTATCAGCTGGCGCTGCTGCAATTTCAGCAGCAGTTAAATTAGGCTCAGTAGATGTTGCGTTCTTATCTGTAGATACAGGATCTCCCGATCCACCGTAAAAATATTCATAGTATGATTGTTTGGCCATGGCGATATCAGGACTGTTAACGCCAACAGCATTTTTAGCTGCTTGGAAAAATCCTGGCTCATACATTAACTTTTCCCAACCCTTCACACGATCTTTAATGTAAAGAGCAGCGATTAAAGCTGATGTTTCCAAGTTGTCGTCAAGAGAATCTGGGTTGTTCAGAATATCAATATTGAGACCCATCTGCGTACCAAGTTTCTGATAACGCTCGTAGTTACCACGACCAGTCAATTGAATGAAACCACGTCCGTAATACTTACCACCATCTGTGTTAGTTTTGTTACCTAAGAAATTCTTACCACGGAAATCTGGTCCATAGAAGAAAGAGAAGAAATCTTCACGACTCATACCCTTCTTAGCTGCATATGAATACTGTTCAACAACTTCAGGAGTCACTGATGAGAAAATTTGTTTTAAACGAGTTGGGTTGTAACTGAAAGATTCTTTTTGTGGAACCCATTTTGATTCACCGCCAGCAATACCAAGTAATGCGCACTTTGCATACTTCGTTGTTAATCCAACTTTATCACAAGCAGCGATAAGTGCGTTAATACCAGCAGTCGCTTGGTTGGTTGCACCAGACTTTGGTGGAGGTGTTCTTGGAATATCAGTTGAAGTTGCAGCAGGTGTTACAACTGGAGTAGGTGCTTTTGGAGCAGAGTTGTTTGATTGATTAGTCCCAGTAGTGATAGGAGTACCATCGCTGCTTGTAACAACAGATCCGTCAGAAGAAGTAAGAGTGCCACCATCAGAAGGAAGAATCGAGTCATTCGAATCATCCATCGCACGTTCGCCACCTTTGGTTTGCGGAACACCACCAACAGTACCAAGCATAATTGGTTGCTGTAAATCTTCATCACGGAACATAACGACAACCCAAGTCCCTGGAACTGGACCGACAGGTGAAGTACCGATACCACTAATAGCAGCTGAAGTCACAGGCTGCATTGGATATGCCCATGGCAAATCGTCAGTTGGTAATAAAGTTTTGTCGTCTGTATGTAAACCTACGATACGCACTTGACAACGACCGAGTTTATGCGGATCGTTTCGGTTTTCAACTACACCAGTATAAAGT